GGTCGGCAAAACTCTGCGGTGCCTTGTAGCAGGGATCAGGCAAACCCCAATTGCGTTCCCAATCCGGCAGCATTTCTATTGTTATGCGTGGGTCGCTTTCAATCTCCAATAGATCGGCGGCGCGACCGTCAACGAAGCCCCAATATTGGCACAAGCCACGGCACACTCTGACCAGAATGCTGTCATCGGTTTCCTTCGGCCATGCCTGACCCTGCGGCAACAGCGCCAAAAACGCTTCCGTGTAATCATCGCCGCTTCTGCGAACATGCCGATCCGACATTTTTCTACTCGAATAAAATCGTTTCCAGCACCGCCATGTGACCGAGCGATGGCATCAGATAATCCTCGTCAGTCACAAGATTGAATTCCTGCACTCCCTGCGCATTCATAATCGCGTAGCTTATCCACGCAGCAAAAATAGTCTGCCCCGGCATGGCCTTCGCAAACAGCATGTCGCGAATGCTTTGCTCAATCGCACCGCGCACGTTGGTCGTGTCAGGCACCAAGTTTGCTATCGTCACGTCGATAAATTCCTTGATCGGGGCCAGCACAAAACAATCCTTCACCGTCACCGGACGTTTGCTGTCGATGTAATTAGCCACCGTGCGAACGTCCTCCGGCGTCGGCCAGCCGTCATCGCTCGCGCGCAAATCATCCATTAAAAACCGTACTGTGATCGTGCCGACGCCTTGTTCCGGTGCGGCCCACGCGCGCGTGACACCGGGAACGGCCAATGCCCACGCCTCATAGTCATATTGAGCGCCGCCCATCGGCGGTTGCTGAATGCGCCGTAAAATCCGTTCGCGTAATTCGTCGTCTGTTTCAGTATCCGCGCCACCCGTCATGTCGCCGTATGTCGTGGCGCTGGCGTCCACATTGGTAAGCGGCGAAGTTAATCCAATCGATTGACCGTCCGGCAAATTGCCCTGTATTCCAGCCGTAAGCGATACCGCAGAAGCAATCGCACCACTGTCGCCCATCGTCGCATCCGCTGTCGTCTGATACTGGATGCCACTGGCCGCACCCAACAAGGTGCCGGATGGGACAATGATGCCGGTGACGCCGGTAAAAAGCAGATCGCCGTGCGCGTAAGTCGCCGCCTTGCGGCCTTTCGAGCCATCAGCGTTGACTAGCCATATTTGTCCGTGCCGGTCGAGCCATTCCGTTTCAGCCGTGTCTGGAAGCAACTGCTTTGATAGCCAATCGATGTAGAGCAAAACAAGATGCGACAATCCCGACATGGCATCCGACATGATGCGCAGCACAGAGTTTGGCACCATCGCCTTCGCGCCAAGCTGCGCCAGAACATAATCGCGTGTGTATGTGCGAACCTCTTTGAGCGTCGGGGTTTTCCACGGCATCTCAACTACTCCCTAACTCGGCCCACAATTCAGAATAGCGCAGCGCGACCTCTGGCCGTGGCCCCCGATAGATCACCACGCCAACGTCAATGCGCTGAGTATTTGTCTGTCCGGCAAGAACATCGATGCGCGTTGCTATGCTCTGATCGATGAAAGGCTTCATGGCATCGCGCGTATAACCCTCCGCGCGCGCCAACGTCGATCCGGCCAGTGATCCCGGCCCGGTGATGCTGCTGCGCCTCAGTAACCAGAGCTTGCAACCGACCGGCCAGCCGTTCCAAATGTCATCGGCATCCATATCGCCCCACCAGCCGCGCCGGTCTGTCGCGTCAATGTCTGGCAGTTCGTCGTTTATATTTGCAAGACTATCGGTGCCGAGTGCCACGATCACCGCCGATTGCAAATCAAACCCGTCAGCAATCAAGTTCTGATCGGTCAACAGCCAATCGAGTTCAACCGCATAATTAAATGTCGGTTTGTCGGCCAGTTGTAGGTAGCGGATGTCGCTTGCCATTTATCCACCCAACTTTACAAATGTCTGTTTGTACGGGATGTCGCCTGTTTCACCGAGGGGCGCGCCCTCTCCCTTGTTGTCCAAGCCGAGGTATGTCTTGCCGATTGTTTCAAACCGCTGACCGACCTTGTGGCTTTCCGTATCGAACTCCATCGAAGCAATTTTGCCTTTGAAATACCACGTCTGCGACGACGCTTCGTAATAGCCGACCACGCTGTCACCGGACCTAAACTCAATTCTGTCCTTTGTGCAGCGGATTTCCGTGTTCACGCTTTCGCCTTCGTGCTTGTGCTTGCTCTGGTCCGGCGACTGCGCTGGCGCTGCGGCCCGCAAGCCCGGTCCAGCACCACCGCCGCCGCTGCTGCCGTTTCCACCGCCCTTTCCTTGGTTCGGGCGCGTCTGCTTTTCTTTATTGACGTGGCGCAGCGACACAAACCGCTCCACCATTTTCCCGGTGCTGTCCTTGCTGTCGAGCGACAGGATCGCCGTGAAGGCCCGCCGCAGCAACGTCATCTGGCCTATGTCGTCATACTGCGCGTTTTCCCCCGGCTGTAATCCCATCGGGCGGTGACGCCGGTCATCGATACCAATACAGACCGGATGATTGCGCTGCCCGCCCATGAACATGCAGATGCCTTCCGCAGCCGGACCCTTCACGCTATCGCCGCCATTGCCGCCGCCGCTATCTCCACCGCCTTGCTGCTGTTGATCGCGCGGCAACGGCGTTGAACTGAAACCGTAATTTTGCATCCGCTCCACACGATCACGCCCGTCGCCGTGCATCCCGTCAAAGTGCAACTCCTGCATCATCGGATTGTCGTTGCCCTTATTGAGCGTGAAACGAACGCCCATGTGCATGACGCGGCCAGACATTTCCAGAAGGCTGTTTCGGTTCATGTGTGCGCTCCCGCTGCCGTCACATCGCGTTGCTGCTGCATCTGCAATAGCACGGCTTGCCGGTAACTTTTCAGTCCGTTCATGTGGATTGGATCGACCATCGTCATCGTCGTGGTAGTTCCGCTTTCGCCTTGCTCATAGATACATTGGTTGCAGCCGAGTATTTCGTGCAGGATCAGCGACGGGCTTTCCACCTGATAATATTCACCAGCGCGCCAGACATCATTGCTCTGATTGTTGTCCTTGAACCATCCCTGCACCGTGATCTGCGCTTCGATCTTGCTGCCTTCGGTAAATACCTTTTCCATCATCACCCGCCGCTGCACTCCATGCTGAGTGTCGGCAATATCGGCAACAGTTACCATGTGGCGGTTGCGCGTTGATGTGCCATCAAGCTCGGCAACCTGTTTGTTTTGTCCATCGCCACTCGCCTGATCGCTGCCGGTGCTTTGTCCGACCGCAAACAGCTTGCGATAAACATTCTGGTCGCGAATAACGCAGTTCGCGCGCAGGATGTTGTTTCCCTCGATCAGCGTCCCGGTCGAGAGTGCCGGATTTTCGCCAATCGCCAGCAAGCCGCCCGTTGCATTCGATCCGATCACGATGTTGCGCATCTTGGCATAGCGTTCCAGTATCGCCATGATCGTTTCACCGGGCTGCACTTGAATATTCTCGAATGGCGTATTGTCCACGGCACCGTAGGGAATAATTCTCACGCCGAGATGGCTCGAAAGGCTTTCGGCCAATTGCAACCAGCCTTGCCCATCGTGACCGCCAAGATTTGTCAGTGGCACCATAGAATTCGTCAGGTCGAAAGTGTCGCCCACGCCGACCAGCTTTACGCCGTGCGATGTTGCATCGTAAGCGACGTGCCGTTCCGTGATGAAGCCGAAAACCGCCTGTACGCCGCCGACAAACGCAGCCACCACGTCACCGGGAACGAATTGCAGCGCGTCCACGGCCAGCGGAATTTTAACCTGTTCGGTGCATTCAAACTGAAACGTCGGAAATGCTTCCGCTACTTTTTGTTCGACGCGGATGCTCGTCCAGTTTGTGTAAAGCTCGCCTCTTACCAGAAGCGTTGCAATATCCTTCGCCCCGCCAATCCTGTTCGGCGGCGGGACCGGGTGTATCGGAGTGAGTGCTGCGGGAACTGTCGGCATGTCACGTCGCTAACATTTTTCCGGTCATAGGCATGAAAGCTGGATGGACGACGGCATTTTCCGCAATCAATTCATCGCTGCGCGTCGGGTCGGCATAGACAAGCTGCGCCATGCGCAACGACGGCATCACCATCTGATAGGAATACAAAATCACGCGCGGCAGAAAACGACCCTGATCCGCTAGATGCTTTGTTACGTCGCCATGCAGAGAAATAAGCGCGATGTAGGTTTGCGTATCTAAATCATCAGATGCGATTTCCTCTGTCTGCCAAAAGGCGTCATTTAACGCCATTGCCAATGTTTCAACTTCGTCGCGCGACGCGAATGTCATTGCGCCGAGAATGCGCGCTTGCGATGCCAGCGTTAGCCGCACGATTGTTAGAACCGTTTGTGTTGCCAACAGGCTCTCTGGCGTTTCCGCCAACGCTGCAAGCCGAATTCTTTCTGTCGTTACCAATGTCGCGGCGCACTGACGGGTCAAATCGAGGATCATCGCAAACACCGTCGCGAACGTCGCCTGATGCAGCATGTTGTAATCGACCACCATCATTCCGCACATGCGCCGCAGCGCCGTGCCGGAAGCGCCGGACAGATCGACCGCAGCCGACATTGCTACCGGGCCAATACGCCGTATGATCGCCATCGCCTCGTCATCATTAGGGGCTGACATTGCCAGATACCCATGTGTCGCTGTATGGCGCGACTTCTGTCGCGGTCTGTGGTGTTGTTTGCCCCGTCACGGTCGTTTCAACATTCGCCGCTGACGTGTCGATCTGCGCTGGCGACCATGCCACCTGCCGATAGAGCGGGTCGCCGTATTCGGTGAACTCCATTTCGAGAATAGCCACGCCGCCACGCTCGCGCGTTTCGCTGATCGAATAGGTCTGCACCATCACATCGATGTCCGACATTCGATACGGCAGCGGCAAACGCAAGCGCCCCGGCCCATCCGCTTCGAGCGCGTCAATTAGCGCGTCCTTCATGTCGAGATAACTTGTCGCCGCTCGATCCTCTCGGCTGTCGCTCAAATTGGCCGTGTACGGCATGTGTCCGATCAAATAACCTTGCACGATAAAATGCAGCGCCTTCTTCCCCATGTCCTCTGCGTATGGCACGTTCCGCTTCGGATACTCATGCAGCGCAACTCGCCGTCCGCCCTGCCGTGCATCCGTTTCGACAAAAAAGATCGCGTCACGAAACATCGCCTGTTGAAACTTGTTGCGCCATTGGGTCGGTAGGTCTGTGATTATCATCGCTTACCCCGGTCCAGCTTGCGGGCTGTCTGTCGGCTGCATCTGTCGATAATTCTTTATCGTCGTGTTCTGGAACATACCGTCGCTGTCTGCGGATGTTTTTGTTCCGCGCGGCGCATGAACATGGACGTTGACGGTTCCTTCCGCCTTCATTCCGCCGCCACCATTCATTGCCGTGTCGATGCGTTCTGTTCCAGCCGCGCGCGCATAGCGGTCTTTCCACATTCCTGTGAACTGCCCGCTGGTCAGATTTTCGACAGAGCCAAACTGTTTTTTGTATTGATCGGGGACATTTCCCCAAATCGCTTTTTTCGCCCATCCTTCACCCTTCTTGCGACCTTCGGCGGTGTTATACATCGACATCCAAGCAGGCTGATCGGGATGCTCGATGTGCTGTGTCGCACCACCGACGCCCTGCTGATGCGCCATATAGATTTCAGCTTCGGTGATTGGCCGACCCAATTTCGATGACAGCATTTTTGCTTCGTCAGCGAGTTTGAGTTTTGCAACGCGGGTATTTTCAGCCGGGTCAAAGATCGATCCCTTGC